GATTCTAATAATAGGTTGCATATTACTAGATAACACCATCAAATAGCTATCGGATTCGAGTCCGTCACCAGTCAATTGTTTGCCTTCTTCTGCTAGATCTTTATATTGATCAAAGCTATCAGGAAAAGAAAGCCCTGTTAGCCAATTAAATATTTCAATATAGTTACCTAAATCTTCGTTTACTTTAAACGATACATTTAATTCTCCATACACGAGATGGTCACCATAACGAGGAACGTTTTTAAATGGTGTTGGTTGTTCGATCACAGGAAAACTGACACCAGGAACCGTAACATTTTGTACAAAGAAATTAAATTCCGGTAGTTTCTTAATGTGAAAACTAAAGCCAACTGGCGATAGCATATTCTTATTCATTGCCATAATAGAATTATACCATATTTTCTATTATTTATATACAAAAAAAGGGAGGCCGAAGCCTCCCTCAAAAATGTCCCTAACGGGCTTCTTTTTATTACAACAGGTTGCTGACCGAAGACATACGATAGTATGCGTTGGTGCCAGCAGAGATGACGCCATCGGATACAGCAGGAGTACCTTGTACAGAGTGTGCGAAGGGGTTTTCAACAAGACCGTATCGAGTCTTGAATCCAATCTTCGGCTGGAAAGTGTCTTGATCGACAGCACGTACCATCTGCAGCGGAACATAGGGGCAGTAGAAGAGGCCAGCGTCAAATGCGCCTGCACCCTTATAGCCGATGTTCATGTAGTTAGTAGTTGCATAAGGATCGATGTAAACACGATATCGGCCGTTCAGTACACCTGCGAAGGTGTTGCCGGTATCATCGATAGCGAGGTTGTTGCTGTTCAGAGCAGGCGTGTAATCCAAAACACCAGCCATCTGAAGTGCAGATGCAACGTCAGAAGAACAAATGATCAGGTTAGCCTTACCACGTCGAGTGTCTTTCGCGATCTTGTTTGCTTCGCGCTCGATGTGGAACATGAGGCCCTTGAACTTTTCAACTGACCAACGACCTGAAGCGTCAGTGTCAAGATCGAAAGTACCGTTAGTAGTAACAGTGCCTTGCGAACCAGCTACAGCTGCAGTGTTGATCGTACGAATTACTTCGCGGTTGATTTCAGCCAAGATCTCAGCAGCAAGGATGTTGCTAAGTTCAGCTTCAGCGTCAAGACCGTGTACTGCTTTCAAGTCTTGAGCGAGTTCAAGCGAGTAATCCGCCTTCAGCGCGCGCGACCGAGCAGTTACAGTGACTTTGTCGATCTTCATCGCCATCTCACCAAACTCGTTACCGCCTGAGCCGAGTGATTCAGCAGAAGTAGTCGTCATACCAGTTCCCTTACCACCTGACTGAGAGTTACCAGTGTGAGTAGTAGGAGTAGCGCCGCCAGTGTGCTCACCAGAGAAACCAGTATCGGCTTCATCGTACATTGCTTCCGTACGAGGAGTGGTGTTAGCACCATCAGGTGCATATTGTGCGCTAAGAGCAAAGATCAAACCAGTCGGACCAGTCATGGGCTGAACGCCACAAACGTCATAAGCCATCAGATTCGGCAGAGTACGACGAACGAGGCTGATAAGAATGGGATCAAAACCAGCGAACTCGCCGCCGAAGTTGTCACCAATCGTGTTTGAAGGTGTTTCAGAAAGAAGTTGTTGGTTTACGCCTTGTGAAGCAGCTTCACGAAGAGCACGCTCGGTGTTCTCGAGAACCATAGCGGTAACCATTTTCTTGTGGGAATCAGTGATTTCAGGAAGATCAGGGTGAGAGATCACTGGTGCCCACTTGTTGCGAATTTGTTCATTTAAATTCATGTTAGTGTTACTCCTGTTTATTATTTTGGAAATACTTATCTATTTATAAAAAAGTTAACTTCTATGCGTTCTAGAAATAGCTTGGAAATAATGCTTCATCTCTTCAGGAATGACTTGCGCCTTTTCTGAATCGTCTTCATCATTAGAACCAACAGAAACTTCTTCATTAATTAGACCAGTAGATCCTTCGTTTTCTTTTGTAGACTCAGTGAAATACTGTTCCTTAATGATCTTGAGTTTTTCTGCATACTCTTCGGCATCAGCGAATTCAACACCTTCTGCCAATGAGCGAAGCTTTTCAACTTGCGTATCAACAAGGCCTTCTGCAACATCTTCGAAGGCTGCTTCAACACTTGCTTCACTAATCATGTTGTTCAGTTTAACGTTTTCCGCTTGTACTGACTCCAATGACTCTTCGAGCTCTGCTACTGAAGCTTGAAGCTCAGCAACAAGATCGATCTTTTCTTCGGGAACTTCGATATAGTTCTCAGTAAAAAGATTTTTTAGACTATCGATGAATTGCTCAGTTGCTTCTACTCGGAAATTATTCTCGATAGCAACTTCGTTTTCTGACATCCACTGCTCAACTACGTAATCCATATACTGGTTTACTTGGCCATGGAGCTCATCAATAGATTCTGTAATTTTTTCTTCGAGTTGCGCTTCGAATTCTTCTTCGAGGCGCGCAGTTTCAAGAACGACGCGATTTTGAACTGCAGCTTCAAAAAGAGTAGAAGCTTTTTCTCGGAAATCTTCAGACAAATCTTCTTGATCGGCAAGAAGCTCGTCCATATCTTCTTTCATAGCTTTAGCTGGAACTGCAACTCGAGGTGCAGGAGTGCCGGCACCACTTGTTTTGATTGAAGCTTGGTTCTTACCAGAAGTGTCTGGTACCGAGTCAGCTTCTTTTCCAACCTGAGCAAGAGTTTTATCGAGGAAAGCAGAAAGATCCTGCTTAGTCATACCAGCAACTTTAGACATCAGATCGCCAAGCATCTGTGTTTTAGTTGCTGAAGGCTTTAAAGTTTCAGCTGCTGCGGATGAAGCTTCTTCAAGAGATTCCTCTTGCTCAACTACATCTACTGCCTCTTCAACTTCGATTTGATTTTCTTCAGACATTAGATATATCTCCTAGATTATTTTACTAGTGTTTAGTATTTATATAAATTAAACTTTTGAAATCTCGTTGAGAAATTTTTCAAACAGCTGCAACTTTTTCTGCTCACCTAGTTTTTTGGCCTTGACAGATTTTTGAGCTTCTCGCTCAATTTCTTCTACACGCATTGCTACAGCTCTACCCTGATCCCATACCCATTCGACACCTTCCATAATTCCATTTACGAAAGCATCAGGGGCGGATGGATCAGCGACGATGTCAGCGGCAGTTGCGAGATAAAAATCTTCTTGTACTTCCATCACACCGTCTTTTCCTTCTTTTAATGAACCCATTCCTCGAGATGATACACCTAAATTTGCACCATCTGATAGAAGGCCTTCGACGATTTTACCCATCGGAGTAGAAGAAATTTTTGCTTTACCGATAAAATTATCGCCTACACGACGAAGTTCGGTAATAATATGAGAGACACGATCAAGATTAATTGAAGGACCATCAGGATGACCTAGCTCTCCATATGCACGACCTTTAGATACACTCTCACTCACGTAACGATTAACTTCTTTTTCTAAGATGTCTGAGTTGTAGCGACGGCCATTTCGATTTGGAATATTGCCTTGCAGAAAAATACCTTCGATAAACAAGTTTTTCTTGCCGTCAGCATTCTCTTCAGTCAATACTTTTACTGATTCGGTGATTTCTGTAATAAGTTTCATGTCTTATCCTTACGAGATATTAAATGCTACGCTCGCTGCTTTGACTGCACCTGGAGCTGATACTAAATTTTCTGAAGCTGCTTTTTGTACAAAAGTAATAGCACCGTCAGGCAATGTAAATCCAAATCCTGTTGTTTGATTTGTTATTAAAGTATCTGCCCCTGAATCATTATAGATTCGAACACAGGTTGCATCACTTACAGTATTAGCTGTTGATAGCGCTATCTCTACTGATTTAGGTTTTACAATCATTAGTCACTCCTTTTGCTGACTTCAATTTCACCACGCATTCTACGCCAAACAACTTTGCCTTCTGGAGTTTTTGTCTTAATCATTTTTATATCAGCTTTACGCTCGATATCTTCTTTAACCATCTGTGTATCTTTACCACCAGATTTACCATCACCTTTCGCTTTCTTACCTTTCAACTTTGGATTCGCATTAATGACATCTTCTCCATCTCCATCAGTTTCGTCAGCTACACCAGTTTTGCCTTCAAAAAGAATATCAATAAACTCTTCGTAACCCTCATCTGTAGACAACATTTCTTCGAGCAATGCTTTTTCTTCTTCATCTGCTTCTTCTTCTAAGAATGTTTCTACGACTTCATCGATCAAGTTCATATAGAAAGTAGCATCTTCTTCGATCAATAAATCATCGTCATCATAGTCCAGAGATTCTAATGTTTCGTCATCATATTCGCTTTCTTCAAACTCTGCATATTCTGCTGACTCATATACTTCTTCGTCTGAATCAACTTCATAACCATGATGCGGAGCGCGCTTTGCATGATTGACTGCTGCAATAGCTTTTTCGACTTCTGCAACACCAGGACCATCGAAAGTTTCGACATTGTCAGTGTGCTTGCCAATAAAATCGTCTTCTTTGCCATCGGCACCAGAGCGCTTTTGATCGAGTTGACCAGCGCGCTTATATTTTTCTAGAATATCTAATAATTTGTCATTCATCTTCTGGTTCTTCCGTTGCTGTTTGTAATTCTTCTGGCTCTTCAATCGGTTCTTCTACTTGACCGTTATCAAGTTCCCATGATACTGAATCTCGATTGAATACGGAGTGTGATACCTCAGCAAATTTTTGAGCTAAAGCATCTTCAATTTTAGGTTCCATCGCAGCAGAAAAAGCTTTTAGAGCTGCTACTGGTTTATCTGCGACTGACGCACCTACAAAATCTGTTACATAATCTTCCATAATATTCTCCTATTGATTAATACCTTTATTTATATGAAAGCTCTTCTTATCCTTGTAACGCTGCTGTGGGGGGTGTGAAGTTTGCTGTGTAACGTGCTAGACCTTTGGTTACTCGGAAATCGGACATATAACCTGTAATAGTTCTTGATGTTGGAGCATAAAATCCGCCCCCAAGATAAAAATCTCCGCCGTCCGCTACAGTGTAATTACCTGTATAAGTTGAACCGTCTTGCGTGCCATTTACAAATAATTTTGTTTCATTGCCCGATCTTGTGACAGCAATATGATTCCAACTACTGGTTATTATATTTGTTGAGCCTGTAATTACATAAGCACCGGAGTTAGCCGCGTAAATGTACAAAGCAACATAATTGTTACTACTACTAAACTCTAATGACCAAGTTATATTCGACAAACCTCCAGGAGAGCCTTTTGAAAATATTCCGGCAGTGCCTCCTTGTGCAGAGATCCAAGCCCAACATTCAACGGTATAGTCTGAGCTACCAAGTTCTATATCTGGCATTAATATATAATCGTTACCATCAAAATACATTGACGAAGTCAAATACTTTGTCTGAGTTGTAGATGATTTAGTATCGCCACTTAACGTCAGGGTCTTAACAGATTGAGACTTATCAATGATGCCTGCGTTCGTTCCTTGCACTAGCAAAGACGTGTTCGTGATTGCTGTTAACGGTGCTGTGGGCGGAGTAAAGTTAGATGTGTAGACTGCTGTTCCAAGTACTACTCTAAAGTCTGCAAAATTAGCATTTGACCATTGGCTGTTATCAACAGGAGATCCTCCAATAGCTATATTCGCTCCATGACTCAAATCAGCTGTATTAGTATGACTTGCTTTTTCTATTCCATTTACATAAGTTTTTACTGTTCCACTACTTCTGCATTGTGCTAAGTGAGTCCAAGTATTTAGAGGCACAGTTCCAGCTGGTGTTGTGTGTATTCCATTGTTTCTCCATCTCAAAGATCCATCTGTTTGAACCGTTAAAAAATCATCAATTGGTTGCGCGGCCGTTCTTGTGTCCCATACCTGGGCAGTGGCAGGTAAAGAAGTATAATAAACCCATGTTTCTATTGTATAATCATCTGTTCCTCTAGCAATGCTCGCAGCGGGTGCTGTGATATAATCACCTGAGCCATCAAAATAAACCGAACCACCGTTGTTTGTAGCAGAATATGTTTCGTAATCGTATGGTGCAAATGGCTGAATAGTTACGCCGGTATTTGTAATTGTATGTCCATTTGTCGAACCATCAACAAAATATGGAAGATGGCATGTAAGTAAACTAGTATTTGTGATTGCCGTGAGGCGTTCTGTTGGCGGGGTAAATGCGGAGGTATAAAGAGCTGTTCCTTTTATTGCGCGGACATCACTTAAATATCCATTGAAGTTATTTCCAACACCAGTACCGTACAATTGGCCTATCCCAAAATAAGTACCAGTATAATTTGTTGTATCTGAAATAGAAATTACTTCTACCCCATCAATATATAGTTTTGTAACAGAAGATTCTCTCACCAATGCCCAGTGATACCATTGATTTAGTGAATAAGTTGCTGTAGCTGCTATGTGTTGTGTATTTCCTGCATAAATTGCCCATTTAGTTCCACTTGCTGTTGTTTGCACTGCTAATGAATTTACCGAGGATGTAGGAAAAAGTGTAGTTGCTTGTTGAAAAAATCCTCTGTCCCCCGAAGCAAGAATATACGCCCACCCTTCTATTGTAAAATCACCTGTACCAAAAGTAAAAGAAGCATCAGGAGCAACTGATAAATATTCCACTCCTGTTCCAAAGAAAGCAGAGTATCCACCATGTCGATATGGACTAAACGTAGTTTGTGTTGCATTACCGGCAGCAGTGATAGTATGACTATTGGTACTTGAATCTACAAATGAATTATTTACAGCATTATTATCACCTACAGAAGTGATAAGTGCAGTAGTATAGTTACTATTTTCTACACTGAATTGCAAAGTAAAAGTGGCCGGAGCAGTCGCAATATTTACTCCATCACTTGCTCTAAAGGTCAAACTAAAAGTACCGGCGTCAGCATCGTTTGTAGAAGGAGTAATCGTAAAGATATTATTATTAGAAGTGACAGTCGCCGTATTTCCAGAAGTATCACTTGCAATACTATAAGTAATTGGTAATCCTTCTGGATCCGTAGCAGTAATCGTCACAGTCGTGGGGGTGCCATCAATCGCTAAAGCATAACTTGAACTTACACCAGAAATAGAAGGAGTCGTATTGATCAAAGCAATATTATACCAGCCACTACCGTTTGAAATATATAGACGATTTGTTGCAGTTACAAAAGCTTGATCTCCTGCAGATGCATCATTAGGTAAATCATCAACTGTAGCATATACGGTTACACTGCTCGAATTTTCTGACGGATTCTGCGGTGTCCATGTGCCTTTTGTTGAGTTATAAACAAATGTTACACCAGCCGCATCGAAAGTATCGGAGTTTGAAGGATTGTTAGGAAAATTAATAGCCATTGTTTATCCTTCTAATGCCGTTGGGGGTGGTGTGAAGTTAGCTGTGTAACGTGCTAGACCTTTGGTGATGCGCGCATCTGATATATAACCAGTAAAGGTTGAGCCAAACCCACTGCTTGTAGTTATCGCCCCTATAGTTACAGATTCTCCTGATCCGGGACCAGTTAAACTACTAGAAGTAGCAACGCTCAAAACCTGCGTTCCATCAATAAACAACTTTAAAGTTCCACTTTCTCGACTAGCCGCAACGTGTTGCCATTGATTGGTGACAATTGCTGTACTGCTTGCCCGATTTGTAGTGCCGTCGAACAAACTTAAATAGTTGTTCGTGTGAGCCCTAAAAATAAATCCAGCGGTAGTGCCTGACCAATGCTCTGCTATAAATGCGTCGTTAGAATTTAACGTTGTTGGGTATACCCAAGCCTCTAAAGTAAAATCTCCAGTTCCAAGCTCTGCGCTATTAGAGGTAGAGATGCAATCACCTGTCCCATCAAAATACATTGACGAACTGAGATACTTCGTCTGAGTGGTAGACGACTTAACGTCACCGTTTAAGATCGTTTTAACAGACTGAGACTTATCAATTATTCCTGCGTTCGTCCCACTAAGAAGAAGTTTAGTGTTAGTGATAGCTGTTAATGGTGCTGTGGGTGGAGTGAAGTCTGCTGTATATACTGCAGTGCCTTTTACGACTCGTGTATCTGCTATGACTCCTGTGAACGGGTATGAACCAGAACCAGGTTCTCCACCAATCGCCCAACCCATTGTACTATTATTTGTACTGCCTCCAACTGTTATCGACCCATCATTTTTACCGTTCACCCAAACAGTTAAAGTAGTTCCATTTAATGTTACAGCAACATGATACCAATTATTAATTTTTAATGTAGTGCCAAGAGGAGTACTATAATTTGTACCCGATCTATTGACAGTCATGAATACTCGACCATTAGGATCAAGAGTTAATTGTGTGTTACGATTGCCTCCGCCTCCTGATTGCCATTGACCAAACATATGAACATAATTGCCAGGTATAGACATTGGATAAAACCATGCTTCTATAGTAAAGTCTGTATCTTGATTCCAATCTGCACTATCTGGAGCCTCTACACGACTGCTACCATCAAAATAGATTGATCCGCCATGACTTGCTGCCGTATATTCTTCTATGTAGTCAATCGGACTGAAGGGCTCTGTCTTAGTGTTGCCGTTTGCAGTAATAGTATGACCATTTGTTGAGCCGTCTGCTATGTAGGGCAGATGACAAGTGAGTAGGCTAGTATTGGTGATTGCTGTGAGGCGTTCTGTTGGTGGTGTGAACGCAGAAGTGTAGACAGCTGTACCCACAACTAAACGAAGATCCACTAAATACCCCAACCAGTCTCCTCCAGTTCCATTATA